CGTGTCAGCGACTTCCTCATAGACTGCGACTTGAGCCTTCCCAATCGCGGCAGCGTCGGTGGACAGGGTAACTGTCTCTACTGCGCTATCTGCCCATGATGTGACGTTTTTGAAGCCGAGTTCCGCTTTCCCGATACCGCCCCACGCGGGGCTTGCTCCAGAATAACCCTCAAACTCATTGGTACTCGAATTATAGCGAAAATCCCCCACCCCTGGAGAGCCGTCTCGTTGACCCGTGGACCCCACAGGCATTCGAGCACTAGAAGTGTAATTATGAGTGACTTTTCCGTTTAATGCAGAAGTAGAAGCGACAGATAATGTGCTACTAAGCGTAGCCGCTCCATCTATGGCCCCAACCCCTGTGACTTCGAGTGTTCCTATTTGTAAATCTGCCAGCGCATCCGTTACAACCGCACCAGTCCCAGCCCCATCACAATAAATAATGGCATTTTTTCCATTTTGTATGGTGACAGATGCTCCTCCTCCGCTTCCTTGTTTCATAAGTAATGAATACGGGCCGCTTGAGCCAGTGTCGGTAGTCGCATTTTCAATGATAAACCAAGCCGTAGTGGTATCTGGAGCAATGGTGACTGTGCAGTTCTGAGCTAACGACCCAGTAAATTTGATAACTCGGAACATGCCATCCTGAAGATTTTCTGTCCCAGTCCCCGGAGAAGCTTCGCGCACGGTAAGCGTTGCTGTAGATGCATCAGATAGAGCAACCGCCTTGTACGCAGCAATCCGGTCTAAAATATCAAAATTAAAGTTAGTGGTATCACCCCAAGCTCCGGTTTGATCCCCCGCAGCCATCTCCTCGATACCAAAATTTGTAGTATATGATGAAGCCATAATGTTACCTTACGCTGCTATTGCCACCCAATTTGCGGTTTGCGTTGTATCTACTACACTCCATACGTTGGGAGTTACAACAAAACTAGCCGCTTCGACACCTGTAACAGCAAAAGAAACTCCTTTACCAACGTCCCCAATTTCACCAACTGCTTCAACACCTGTGACCGTTGTGACAACTACCGTCGCAACAGTGGCACTTCCTATCGCCCCAGCGCCCTGAACCCCCGTGGCAGCGATAATAGCGTTAGTAACTACCGTAACAGTGCCAATGGAATTGGCAATCTCAAGACCAGTAACCTCTATGGTTACATCAATCTTTATTGACTCAGAACCTAACGCTCCAGCCGCTTCAACTCCAGTAACCGCTAACGGAGCCGGTTGACTCCAAGGTCCGCTACTCCAAGTCTCCCTCCCCCAACCATATAACAGGGCCACTTTGTCACTCTTACGCTATGCGAATAATTGCGTTATTGGCATCGTTCGCAGGATACTGAATAGTAAAGTCTCCGGCACTGGATGATTTGTCCCCACCAAAATCAAGTACGCATACAGAGGGATAAGCAGCATGATTTACGGTAGCACCTGTTCCTGCTGTATTCAGCGTCGAGTTATAAATAACCGCGCACCTTGCTCCTGAAATAGTGGAAGTCGACCACGTAGTGTCGGCAAAATCCAAAAAGGCAGTGGGGACGGAAGAGCTATTATCGGAAAGACCCAACGTAACACTACCAAGGGCTTCTCCACCCGCCGAATAGGCAGTGCCGGTTACTTCATTTGTAGTACTGTACCCAGTCAAATCCTCGTTGGCATCTGTCCGACTGGAAGTAAACATAGCAATTTTAAAGGTATCCGCTGAAATACCAGAAGATCCGGTTCGAGTATGGTCTAACCAGAAGTGGATTCCTACTGTGATTTCCTTCTTGTATGTGCCGCACATGGCTTGATTTATAGCCATTTCATAATCTCCTTATGATCTCAGCCATGTCCGCATGACCCTGTTTCTTGAGCAATGCCCAAATAGTCGTTCGCTCACTTTTCGCCATCTTCCTCAAATAGTAAATTAGTACATCTTCAATTTTATGTCTATATGCAAGGGCCTGACCCCGTATGGCCGGGGGGGCACTTTCATTGATAGCCATAATCTTGCTCATAGCCATTTCTGCCAGTTGCTCGGGACTATGTCCGCCATCCGTAGAAGTGAACACAGATACGGTTCCCACGTCCCCTAGACCATTAGCCTGGAACATCAAGTAACTTCCACCCTCACCCTGTCTCGACGATATTCCTCACTTGTTTGCTGCCCCTCTCCTAATCTCTTCAAACCCTGAAGAGATTCAAAATACCTGTTGTTATAAAAAGTCAGGAGGTCCGGCTCCCCTTTCATAAAAACATAGGCTTCCACTAAACTTCCATAAAGAAGAGCTAATTCAGCATTATTCCCAAGCCACGTGGTTCCGTCACTCGACGCCGTTATCGAAGTTGGTCTAAAGAAATAATGAAGTTCCATAGTGAGGGCATCATTGGGAGTAGGAGCCAATAAAAAGGTTTCGTCGTTCCAATCCCCATAATATTCAGGCACACCAGTAGTGGAGGGATTGGGAGTAAAATCCTGTAAAAAAGTAACGTGTTTATAGAGCAGAAATTCGTTGCTGGAATCGTTCACTACACTCAATGAAAAAGGAGCGAGAAAATCACTTGGTTTAGAAAGAAATTTCGTGGAAGCGGACGTAGTCCCCTGAGAGTTCCTTCTGAACACATCTAATTGGCATTCTTTAAGAATCCGTTCTTCAGTATTCACGATGAATCGAGTCAAATTATTGTCAAACGTCGTTTCTGTATTATCCGTGTAATCCTGAATCGCCGTTTTCAAAGTTGCGAATGTAAAAGCCATACTACGGACTCACTGTTACAGGGCCGGCAGAAGCAAAACCTCCGCCACCTCGGACAGATCCGCTTGTGGCGGTCCCACTACTGGCCGTAAAGGTATAATTATCATCATCGACTTTCGTAATAGAAAACCCAGCGGCACTTTCAATCATACTCTCCGTAAAACCATCAAAAGCCTCTACAGTACGGAATCTAACAGTATCTCCTGTGCTTCTGCCGTGTCCAGGTTGCAACACATTAATAGTTGTCGCTCCAGAATCTCCGGACCGGAATGGATTAAACTGGAGCAGAACCTGTACTGGGGGTTCCACCCTGTCGGGCCTACTAATCCGTAAGGATTGAGGATCAGCAAGGACTTTTGGTGGCGTCAGTTGAGGTTGTTTCGCTTCAAATTCGTCTTTCCCAACAAGAAAGCCGTTCCACTCTAGTTTCATATCTCTGAGGTGATAGGATCTACCAGACATGTCAGAGATCCCCAAAGCATATTTGTCACTTGCGTATCTTGCCATTTTACACCCTTAAAGATCGTGCGGTGGGGACAAGACGAAGAGGAACCCCATGATCAATATCCTGGGCTGCGGCTCGGGCGAACTCTTCTTCATATATTAGTTTCAGAGACTCTACCCGAGGCGGCGATCTTTTAAGAGCAATATGATAAGACAACCCAGCCACAAGGCACGGAAGAAATCTGAAGGGGATGTCGGCATTGTTGGTAGCTACATCTGCGTCCTCGAGCCTTTTTATGCGATAATAAATTAATTGATCTGTGGAATTTTCGGGAACAGGCCACACTGTAATCGTGGGAGTTATCTGACGATTGACATAAAACTGTGTAGGACGAGATTGAGTGGTTTTCTTGGGGATATTTAGATAATTGGATCTCCCAATACGGTTTATAGCCAAATCCTCACTGTCTCTGCGAATTACCGCTTCCAGGACATCCACCGTGGCCTGAACATCCACTAAACTTGGATCTGCCGTGACTGTTGTAGTAGCTGCACTGGACGATCCAGTAATGGTTTCTGCAGCAGTAAAACTGCCACTTGGAACCGTTAGGGTCATGGTAGTGGAAGAAGGGAGTGTAATAATAGAAGCGGTTACCGCACTGGTGCCGCCCGTTATCGTTTCCCCAACACTAAAACTACTGGAATCTCCCACTGTCATGGTGATAACACCAATGGGATAGGTAGCTACCGCAGAGGACGTTGATAACCTGGCTAAAGTCTGTGTAATTTCTTCAATTGTCCAGAGGTTTAGGCCCCGGTTGGCCCAATCTGCAAAAAGAAGATTAAGCGATCTCCGGGCAGTTCGAGAGTCATAGCCCGTGCGTAGCTCTAAGCCACACCTTTCAAAGGCTTCCTCTGTGATTTCGGCCATGTCCAGGTTGAAATCAACCGATCCAGAAGTTGCCATCCTTTATTCCTTAACCCCACACAGTAAGGCGCAGTGCTACAACAATTTGCCCTAATATCAAAAACCCTATCGCCCATAAACGTCTACTCATGGTATCCAGAGATTTTTGCAGGTGATAGATGTCGTTTGTTTTAAGAACATCTATTTTTTGAGAAAGAAGCTGGAGCTCGCCTTTTATAGCGACAAGCTCGAGCTCATTTTTCCGGGAAAGGTCGTCCACGGTACCGAC